AAAGTGAAGTGCATCAGGGATATTGGCATCATGTGAAAGGATGGCATTCTTGTCATGGTTCACACAGCAAACAACCTTTCCACATCTATTTCCATCCAATCGTGCTTCTTCCACACCTTCGGACAAACCGCCGGCGCCACAAAAGAGATCAATAACAAATAGTTCTATATCGGATATAAAGTGAAGTGCATCAGGGATATTGGCATCATGTGAAAGAATGGCATTCTTGTCATGGTTCACACAACAAACAACTTTTGCACATTTATTTCCATCCAATCGTGCTGCTTCCACACCTTCGGATAAGCCACCAGCGCCACAAAAGAGATCAATAACAAATAGTTCTATATCGGACAGACCTTCAATGGATTTTAAGATGTCTTTCTGCGATTTCATAACTTCTCCTTTTTAAACAGGTGGCTGAACGCATTATCCAAATCCAAGTCCAGATTCAGTTTGGACGGGAAAGATTTAATGTATTCGTACATCTTATAAGCGAGGTTGTCATCATCACCGCATCTGTCAATCAGTGTGAGCAACATGGCGTTCACCATGTCAGAATCATTGCCGAAGTTTTCCTGAGTGGATTCGCTGCAATGATTCACATCACTTTTCAATCTCTTTATCGCGGCTATGGCTGTGTTGAAGTTTCTTTTTGAATCGTGTCTGAGTTCAAAGCCTTCTTTCTTGTATTGCTGCTGCATTTCTAGAAGGTTGGTTTCTAAAACGTCCGTTAGGACAAATACGATGTTGGTTATCGTATTCAGTTTGTCTGTTCCTTGCATGATCGTGTATTTTTTAACAATTATTCTATTTGATACAAGCTATTTTAAAGCCGTACAATTAATTTTACTACATGGAAGCATCAACTACAGGCTTTCTTGTTGAAATTCTTGTCACAGGGCTGGGAATGCGGTCTATCGTCCTCTTTCTTCACCCTGTCAATCCATCTTTGAAACTTGGCAGCTACAAGAGGACAGTGGATGCGTAGGTTCCTGTCGCGTTCCGCTTCCCATTCACGTATCTTTGTCTGCATCTCGGTATTCATAAATTTCTCCTTTTTTCGTTATGATTCTTTCTTTTGAAAACTGTTACAAATTTGCCCGTATCTGTCACAGGCGCACACTCTATGCCCTTTGGCCCTGCAATACGCAGAATTGTCCCCGAAGTTCGAAGCATTCTTGCAGTTCCGGCATTTGACATATACGAGTTCCGATTTGACTTTCTTTTCCATCCTCATGGTGACATCAGCATTCTTCTGGCTTCCTCATCTCCGGATTCCGCCCGGCGTTTCAGTTCGTTGTACAAAGTCAAAGAAGAATATCCTTCAGGTGGAATGAATCTTCTGTTCTCTATCTCATCCTGCACCCTTTTTCGGTTTATCGCGTCCAGCTCATAATTCCTTTCGGGCTTGAACTCTTTGAAGAAGGCATTGCCTATTCTTCTGGCATCAAAGGATGCGAATGAATTATCATACTTCCCGGCCTTGTAGCGTGCAAAAAACAGCATCAGTTCAGAAAGTTTGTAAGCGTTGACCTGTGAGGCAAAGGACTGGCAAAAGATTCTTATCCCGTCGGCAACGCCCTTTTCCTTGCTGTTGGAAGCCCCGAATATGCCGGACACCTGTATGTCAATCCAGTATTCGGAAGAGCCACAGCCGTAAAGCGCATCGTACTGTATCAGTGAAGGACAGTCTGCCATATAAGCCCTTTCCGGATTCTGGAGGGCATATCCCCACTGAGTTGGTGAAAATACTCTTTCAACCTCAGAACGGTCTTTCCATTTGGTCAGCCAAGCCTTCTTCGAGGTCTCGCTTATGTTGTTGCAGCAAGCTAAGAGCGTAGGCGTTAGCTTCCTGCTTGCTTGTATAACTGCTCCTATTGTTGTTTCCATTGTTCCGTTGTTTTTCAAGTTCAATTTTCAGCCATCGGGCAAAATGCGATTTTGCATCTTGGGGTGATTTAACAGTTTCTCCCTCGTTTTGGAGCTTCATAAAGAACTTCTCCAAATAATCATAAAAATCAGGAGGCGCGAAATCCTTATATCCACATAAACGAGTATTCATGCAGACAGCTTCCATCCATGAACTATTCGACTTCAATTCTTCATAGCACTCATCCAACCCTCTTTCAAAAATCCCAGTCGGAATTTCTTCATACGCGCGCGGGGGAGAGAGATAATTATCTTTGTCTTTATCTTTGTCTAATGCGCGTACATTATACTGTAAGGGCTTAGGTACTACTTTAGGTTCATGGTTAGGTATAAGGTTAGGTACTACTTTAGGTTCAACTTTAGGTGTCAAATTTTGATAGCTAATCTGATACCTTGTTTTATCCCGTTGTCCTTTTCCGCCTGATTTGAATGTGATAAGACCCGCCTGAACTAATCTGTTACGTGCTGATTTCATTGAGTTGACCGACACTCCCACGTCAGATGATACCTTTGTATCACTACGCGTCCAGCTATCCACCCAGCCTAAACGATTCGCTGTTTTTAGCAAGTAAAAATAAAGCCTCGTTTCACAGCAGGTAAATTCCCAGTCTTCGTCAAGAGACCAAAACTTATTTATCAGTTCTATATAAGTCATATATCTTTCAAATAATTATCCACCACTTTAATAAACTCGTCTAATGACCGGACAACAACGTACTTCGCCCCAATACTCTCAAATTCCTTTTGATAAGCTTTCTGATTCTCTGACTGTCTGCCTGTCTTTGCTTTTAATTCAATACCACAAAAGGGATAGAATCTATTTGGAATAAGCAGTATCAAATCAGGGAAGCCAGCACGAACACCCATCTGCTTGAACTTGGAAGCTTCAATAGCATTACGCTTTCCTCCATTGGGAGAATGATGGAGCCTTTTCGTCCATTTAGGGTATTTAAAATCCCAATATTGAATAATAGCCTTTTGAAGCTGATCTTCTAAATGTCTCATTCTCTCTTTTTAATTAAAAGCCCCGAAGCGTATTCTCCGGGGCACAACCATTATTTATTAACCCATGCCATTTATGTGTGGCTCACATTTATGAGGGGCGTAGGGGAATCGAACCCACCAAACCATAATTGGGCAGTGCCAGCAATCATGATTAACTTGCCGATTGAAGCTTCATAAATCAACAAGCCCTTACAACGTATATTGTGCACTTATCCATAATAAGGAACACAGCCAGTGCTTACGCCCCATATTCGCCCACCCTATTTTCACAAACCGAGCAGGCATAAAGTTTATAAGAAAATAAATCTAAAATTATCCTCACCGTCCGGTTCTTCGTCCGGCATATCATTACCGAAATCCATAGGAATGAACCAATCTGAAATAAATTCTTCCATAACTAAATCAAATCAATTATTTTGGTTTTAACAATCGCATCCAATCTCATATCAGACAAACCTTGTGAAAGGTGTTGTTCCATCAAAGTGTTTGCCTCCTTTAAATCCTTTGCGCAAACCAAATTATAGTATTTCAATTCTTTCTCATTGCCGTTCTCATCAATCTGAGTATCTACAATGGTAGCCTTGAAGAATGGTTTGTCTTCTGTCTTTTCGTTGATTATCTCAATGATGTTTGAACGTGAAATGGAGAAGACATCAGATTCCATATTATCGGATGCGTACTGTTCGATCCCTTTGGCTTCCGCTTCTGCAAAAAGTGAGCAGTCTGTAATGAAGTGTTCTTTTACTTCTTTTTCAAGACCGTCCTTGTTAGGTTTCATCACCTTTAACTTTACCTCGTAATACATATCATTCCTCCTTTGTCTTGTTACGTTCCTTAATCATTGCATCAGCTATCTGATAAGCTGCTTTAGCCTGTTTTTCAGAGTTGTAGTTTGTAATACTAACTTCTTTGGATGGGAAAAACAATGTTACAACTCTGTTCCATAAAGTTCTCCTGCGTTTTGCTGTCATCATCATGCACTTCATTGCTTCAAGCGCAATATGATCGCGCGAAATATTCGATTCCATAATTTTATTGCTTTAATTGATTAATAATTTGTCTTTTGATTTTCTTGTACAGCTTCCCGACAAAACGTCCATGCTTCTCTGTTCCGTCATCGGGCAACTCGTTTTTATAAATATGAAGAAGTAATTGGATGAGAAGCACTTCTTGTTTTGTCAAAGTAAGTTTCATGATAATAACCTAAAGGAGCGATTCTATATCGCAAAGTTCAGCATATATCAACATCAGCCATACTATTATTTGTAACAGGATAGCCATATAATTATCACTGTCATTCTTATAAAACAATATCAAGAAAGATATTGCCATAATGATAAAGGCACTAATTCGTATAATCATTGTTTCAGATATGAAATTTGTTTTGTTCGACCTCTATCTCCATCAACTGAATCAAACGTTCTTCGTCTGGAGATGGGATATATATGCCACATTGGGCACTCGAAAAATTCCGAAACCGCTCAATAGTTAGGCTCATCTCCGCGCTGTCAAGATCAGAAGAACTTCGTAGATACTTTATCCGACCCAAAAACTTGTCTTCTCTCTCACGGACGAAAGTGTCTTTGTTGCAGAGAATCTTGTAATAGTTCCGCTTTACATATTCCATCGTTTCACCGATTTGGCAACCGAAATAAGCAAGGCAGACATGAAGGTATTTGTTCTGATTTAAAGATCTTTGCGGTTTCTTTTCCGTCAATTCAAACACCTTCTGTTCCTTTATCAACTTCTCCAGCTTCGCTCTTGCCTGCTGGACGTGGAGAGGATTAGAGCCATCGTACTTCATCAGAAGGGCAAATCTAGATCATTATCCGACACGCTAGGAGCATTATTTATATCCTCTGGGGTGGGTGATGTATTCTGAGGTATAAACTCTTTGAGGTCCCCGCAGATATAGTTCCTTCCTTCTACCCGTTCCTCCTTTTTAGGGGAACAAGTGATGAAATGCGTATGCCCAAACTGGGATTTCTCTCTGCGCTCGATAACAGCCACATTCACATAGATTCTTTCAACTCCATCTTTACACTTAATTTTCTTCATCTGCTCACGAGGTATATCAGAGAGACAGATAGAACCACTTAAAATTGCCATAATTAATTTTCTATTTTTTCTTTTAATAAATACTTGGTTAAATCTCTGTATTCTACCCACTCTAAAAAAGAGTGTAATAGATTCATATTATCCTGCTCCATACCATCATAACGATAACATGTAATAGCAGGCTCATAGCGTTTCAATGGAAGTCCTCTGACATCATATCCATGCTTATCTTTGTCGTATCCTTCAAAGATGAACAAGTCAAAGTGAAACACGTCTAAATTGAATAGCTGGAGATAAAATCGCCATTGGCAAGAATTGATGTAATCGGCATCGGTAGGATAAGAATATTTAGTCTTAATGTCCCTGATCTCCACACCATTCACCATATCGGCACATCCTGTTATAATAGCATCTCCAAAATCCTTATACAGTCTTATCTCATGAAAAGCATTCGGGTATTCGTTACGATAGGAAAGCGCGGTCTTGCATTGTGCAATATCCATAATCACTTTATCACCTTCAATGTCAAAGGATCTACCACAAGGAACAGGCTCTTTTTGTTCTTTATTATAATGGAGGAAGGTACGTTCTCCTGCATCTACTTTATCACATTTCGGTGTACCTTCTTCCACTATTTTATGAAATGCCTGTCCAATTTTTGTATACACATTACCCGTGAACTTGCCTGTTATACTGTCAATAACGGATTGCTCCGTTATCTCATAGTTGGCATAATCGCTTTGCTCTATGTACTTTCGGAATGCTTCTAAAATTGTTACGCGAATTAGCGGTATCATACTTTCACGAATAACTTTTTATCTTGATCGAAAGTGAATCCTTTTGCTGCAAGACTCTTCTGCATCTCAGAAAAGAAGGGTACTCGCATAATTTTAGGTAATAGTTTTGTAGCCTCCATCAAGGCAAGAATATCTTCATCGGTCATTGCGGCGGCAAGCTGTTCACGTATTGCCGCAAGCTGTTCATTAGCTTTTGCTTGTGCTTCTCCTTTTCCTTGAATTGATATCTTCACTTTCGATATAATGTCAGACATACATGTATCAAACTCGGTTGTTCCATAATCAGGTATTACCACAGTTCCAAGTCCTGCTACATTTTTGCCTACAAAATTATCCAACGGTGCAAATGAAATAGAACGCTTCCCATTTTGTATGAATACATATCCAACTTGGTCAGCTATCCTGACAAGCAGGTCTTTTGATTGCCCTGTGCAATCCGGAGAGTGCTTTATCACATCACCGTCTGCCGTTTCCTTGTCATGGCATATAAAAACAATGTCAGAACCATTCGAGCGAAGAAAGTTGACGAACTCTTTAAAGTCCTCGCCCATCTGCCCAAACCGTTTTAAAGTATTCGTTTTCAATTTATAATTATTGTCAATAGCATATTGACTCAGATAATCGTCTATCATTGATTTGGCTGTATCGACAACTATTGTTTTGTAATCTTTCATAGATTCACGTTCTGAATCAATATCTTTCCAACATTTAGCCATTATGGTATCACAACGTTGTACTGCGCGGTCTGCCCCCCTGTCGCAATCTATCAATAAAGGATTATCCGCTGTTGTAGCTACTGAGGTTTTCCCACTTCCGGGTACTCCATATAATACAATAATTACAGGACGCTCCGGTAAAACATCATTTTTCTTAACTATAGGCATAATATTTAAATTTTAAAATGTTCGCTTTTACCAACACAAAAAAGGCAGGTCCGCAGTCCTTACAAAGTTCCGCTTCCTGCCATGATATCTTTCCACTTCTTCAAGTTCGTTTTCTAGAGAATCGATTTCTTCATTAAGCAAGGATATATACTTGCCCTTACATTCAGCATTGAATGTGAGCCTTACCGATTCCTCACTCATTGACTGGACTATATCAAGCTCTGAATAAAGCTTTTCCAATTCATCGCTTATCTGGCTTATAGTTCTCATACCTTTTCAAGAAATTGGATCGGCAATGAGCATACACCTTTCATATTAGGATATTTGACATCAGCATATCCGTTAGCGATATAAACTATTGTACCTGTCAACGTATCACCTATCTCACGTACTTTATCACCTTTCTTCATAACCATTTATTTTAAGTTTATCTAATTATTGTGGCAATGGTTTCCAAAAATCAATGTCCCATGCCCGGTTAGTATTTCCACATATCCAAATGTTCTTCTTATGCTCACTATCGAATACCAACATCCCGGTATTCACAAATTTCCCGGAACTCTTTACAAACACTCTTGTGTCTAATGGTGGAGGATCTTTTTCTGCATTCCTCCATTTCATGGATTCCAAAACAAATTGAGCACCTTTTTCAAAATCCACTGATGCTGTTCTTTTGTGCGTAATTCCATGTATGCCATTTGCATACTCTCTGGCTTTCTCCTTTATTATATTTATATCCATAACTTAACTTGTTTCCAATTAAAAAACTCCTGCTATCTTCACAGACTACAGGAGCAAAACCTAAACGACTTAATCTATCACTTATGATAACTTACAGCCACCGTCAGCGGAATCGGACCGCCATACTATCCGTTAAATGAAAGTAGAGATTAGAACAGATAATTATTTATGTTTATTACCTTAGACAGTACCAACCATGGACGGTGAAATTCCGTACCTATATTCACATACCGGCACGGACAGACAGCAAAAACTTTATGAAAATAACAAAAAAACTAGATGAAAAAATCATTCATATTCCTTTAACTCTCTGTATGTCATTACCACCAATCTCACACACAATAATGAGATAATGGAAAATATAATCACCGATACGGATTTTATAGGACTTTCCGTAACTATCGCACCATAAATCATTCCTAAGGAACATAGGGTGGCAAATATAGACAGGATAAAATTAGCTGTTTTCATAATATGCATTTTTATATTGTTCCCCTCAACGGCTTAAACCGGTTGTTACCCCGAATCTTACGGGAGGGGATATATTAGACCTTCCGGCGGTACTTGTGCCCAACCAAGTTTACTTAATGCACTAAGGACAAATCGGTGCACCGAAAGTATGTTCAATCAATTATTATAGACCCTCAATACGTCACGGCATCCCTGCTGGTATTGACTCCTATAATCAGTCCGTTTGTCTGCATTATATGGCTTATGAGTTACACCATATAAACATTTACAATGTGTGAAAGAACTTTGAACAGTTCCCCTCAACGGCTTAAACCGGTTGTTACCCCGAATCTTACGGGAGGGGATATATTTATTTGTCTGCTGAAATACAAGCCAATTGTTTCTTTAGATAACTTATACGATCACATTCCATATCACATATTTGACTACCTTGTTTTTGGTTGTGAGGATAATGCTTACATTTCCCCCTTTGAAAACAAGGACATAACTGCCGGTACACTATCACAGTTCTTTCTTCTATCTCCTTGCATGCAATACTAATAGCTTCCAGCGCGTCAGCTTTAAAAATCAACGGTTCTACCGGATTACCAAGCTGGTAGCATTTATTATTTATAAAATCGGTTGCTTTGCTCATTTTTTATTTATCTAATAAGTATTTATTTACATCTTGTTTAGAGAAATACAACAGTTTACCCTTTTTAGTATATGGGATAGTACCATCATGAACGCGTTTTCTTAAAGCCCCTTGAGATATTCCTAGATATTCTGCGCATCTAGCAGAATTCATTACAGAATCATTCTGTTTTCCCGTCACTTCTGCAAATCTTTCCGTGAGCATATTCATTTCTGTTCTTGTCATCATAACCTTTGAATATTTATATTTTCACTCTGATAATGGATTCTGCACCACCATAATTCTTTATCGCCTCTTCCCTTATTCTTACTGCAAGTTCAGTGTTGATAATGTACTTTAATGCTCTGCGTACTGTTTCACCGCTAACCCCGAAATGAGATGCGATGTGTTTCTGTGCACCTTGTGGAACGATTATCCGTGGGATTTCTTTGGTTCTTCCTATTTTATTCATATATTTGTATATTAATTATTGCCGTTGCGAAATAAAACTGTATTCAGTTCGTTTTCACATTGCAAATGTAGTATCAATTAATGATACTACAAAAGATTAAAGTATCTTTTTGTGATACTATTTGCTATTTATACATTATTCTAAATAACACAATATATAAAATACTGAATATAAGAAAGATAAAATTACTCGATAAAAAAAGGAGGTGCTATGATTGACATTCAACATTCAAACGAACGCAACTTTTGTGGGGCTATAACTCCTAAGGAAAAGGATAAAATAATGAAAGCAATCCTTGATATGGCGGCCCATGAAAGAAAAACATTCTGTTTTACTCCTAATGATGTTCCCAATTTAAAAATTAATGGGAAACAATTTGAAATGGTGATTATGGACTTCTTTGAAAAAGGATACATAATAAAAGAAAATATTTCTCAATATTGGGATTGTAGTGATATATATCCTACTTGCAAACTATATGAGATAGCCCAATTCGGAGGATTCAAAGCTGCGTATGAAATAAAGAAAGCTAATATTCAAAAAATGAGCTTGGAACTTGAACTAATGGGGAAAAAACTAGAAAGTGATTTCCCCGAAGAGGCTAACAAATGTATTGAGTTTGCACAAACAATTGCATCATTGTTTGTTTCGCTGAATAGTATAATTGGGATGATAGATACTACTCCCGAATAAGCCATACTCCAACTCCGTATAGATAGTACGGTTATCCGGAAAGCATTGACGGGTTTTGGTTTCATATAATATCTCGCCTGTTACCCTGTCTGTGATAGTCCTTATCCAATACTTATCCTTACGGAATAAAGATATATTCAAGCTGTAACGGAAGCCCGGATCTACACGAACCTCGTTTTCATTCATGTAGTCCACGACTTTAGTAATACAGTCGGAGATTTCGGGAGGAAATTTACCTTGCTCAGAAGCACCTAAAAGGAACTTTATTACATTCCCATCGCTTAGTTTGGAAATGTTTTGCAAAAGATCTGAATTGGACTCTTTATTCATAAATATAAAATTTAAAAAGAGAACCCACGTTACTGCAACCAACGCGAATCCTCTTTTGATATATTAAACGCCATGCCAGGCAAGTTTAAACATTTGTAAGTAACAGTTGCAGTGTTACAACGCAAATATAGTATCCTTTAATGATACTACCTAATAATATCTATATAATATGGATGCTTTTAACGTTTATACAAGTAGATTCTTAGAAGTTATAGATTCTCTAAAAATCAGTGACTATCAAGTATGGAACAATTTGGAATCATTGTCTAAAGGGACAATGTCTAAAATTAGATGTGGCAGAGTTGGGGTTTCAATGAATGTTTTATACGAATTTTGTAATAAATACAATGTTAATGCAAATTATATTCTTACAGGAGAGGGTGAGATGCTTAAATCTGAGCCAGCATCATCCGATTCAGAATCAAAAACTAATAAAACATCCGCACCACATCAAATTGAAACAAAAAATATTAACATAGATTTACATGGAGAACAAATAGACAGCAAAAGGACCATCGAAGTCCTTATAAAAGTAATAGAAACATACCAAACACGTATGGATGACTTACTAAATGTTATCGAAGTGCTTAAAAATGAAAACACCGAATTGAAAGAACAGTTACAAAAACCAAATGTAAGCTAAACAAATGAACATCTTATCATGTTTTTTAAGGAGATTAAAAACCTTAGATATGAACAATGATATAATACACAAATTAGAAGACATTGCCATTAAGATGAACAACCAACATGATAGATTAGAAAGACTTCTTTTCGGAGTTGAGTTAAATCTAATTACATGCAATAAAATAGAGCCAGAAAAGAATAATATTCATAAGACGATTAGTCTTAATAAAAAATAGATATTATGGAAAAAGTATTGCTAATATCTTTATTACTTATTGGAGTAATATCCAGTTGTAGTAATAACGAAGATAACATTCCCGTAGATGATTATTTAACAACTAATGAATGGAAATTATTAGCCCAAGATTCAACGCATATATATTATGCATCAATAAATAATGAATCTAAAAAGCGGCTGGTAAAAGAAAGAAGAAGTGATAATAAGATTATATGGGAGAAAGATATGATAATTCCTGATCCAGTAGATATATATTTAGGATATGGAGAATACAAAACAGTAGCTTTTGAGCCATCTTCTGGATATCCTTTTTTTGACAATGATAATTTATTATTGTGTAAATGGTCTGGTTTTGTTAATATTTCAATGATGTTAAAATGCTCAGCCGAGTGTATTGCCATTTATAATCTGAATGGGGATCTTATATCTACTAAATATATATGTAATGACGGAGCATATAATTACGATTACGAAAATGCAGCTATAAGATATGGGGATTCTATTATAATAGGGAAAAATAACGGATATTTTATTATTGACAAGAGCGGAAATATAATAGAAGAAAATAACCATATACATCTAGCTGGGTTTGGTAGTCCTGACGCTATTTTGGGAAGAAAATATGTGCTAGTCGATTGGGATGACGGGAGGACTTCTTATGACGGTATGTCAATATTTGACCTTGACAAAGGAAGAACAGATATAAATCTACATAGCTATATCAATCATAAATATAAAAAGCCTTCTAAACTCAATTATACAAACATATCTACTAGTGGAAATAAAATGGTCATTTCGTTAAAAATTATATTTTATGACAATACCACTACAGATGAAAAAATTATCGTTGATATTGATTTGGGAGAAATTATAGAATAACGTCATTAATCTAATATTCTAAGCAAAACATTATGTTTTAACTCCTATCTAACAATCAATGGTAAACTGTATGAAAAAGTAATATGATACGCTATACAATCTTGTTAAAAATAGGTGGATTTTTTAACTTAAAAACGGAATTTGTCGGTATCACAAAAACATAAAAAAAGCCCTCTATAGGGCTCAGAAACGAGTTGAATATTTTTACCGTGTGATACCAATGGCAAAAAATAACGCTTAATCGGTTGATTATAAATAATTTGTTAGATTCCCGGTTTCGGCTCAAGAAGCGGTAGAATACCGCTTCTTT